TTCTTGCTCATCGCTCCAAGCTTTAATACTCATAATCATTCTCCAATTCTAATTCTAGTTGTGTATTCCAGATGAACCTTTTAGCTACTAAATCACTCGCATCTTCTAGCAAGGGTATTAGCGAACTAACTTCATCAGCAGGTATTGAAAAACCTGATTTAGTAGGGAACCACTGACCAGTATCTCCATCCATAGTATATTCTCTTATGTGGAGGTATAATTTTTCTCTAAATTCGTTTACTGTAACTTTTACTGCGTTACCATTAGGTTTGTGAAAAGCTGTACCAAAATCTTTATTCATAGCATTATTGTTATTTCTTCGTTAATAAAATTTTTTGTCCAGCTTGATATTGGGTATGCCTTAAATATCTGAACGAAACAGTATCTGATATCTGTTTTAGATTTGTTAATCATACCATGAGCCACTTTATCTGGATCAAATATAATACTTTCTCCCTTTTTAAGAGAATATTCTTCTATTTCGTTGTCTATCGAGAACCTATAAATAAAGTCTTCACTTTCCGATAATGCAGTTAACATTCTTAGTCTGTAGTGACCTGAATCAGTGGCTTTAATATTATTATCATCCGTATGCATAGGGATTGTTTGGCCAGGTAACTGTCGGTGTATTCTTACTCTAGTGGTCTCTATTTGAAAAAAGTCTGCTAGTTTTTTGACTGCCTCGATTTTGTTGTATAAAGCAGTATATTTAAAATCTTTAGGCATTTCTAGGGGATCAGACCTATAAAAATCAAACACTTTTCCCGACTCACTTTTAACAGCGATAGCACTTACATGACCTGCTAAATCATAGTCTGAATGCTCTTCAAACTTTAATGTATTTAACCAGCTGTTATCAAAGTCTAGTTTAGTCTTTGGACGAATAATCATTACTACTTAAGATTCCAAACTTTTTCTTACCTTTTTTTATCTCTTTTGTAGGGGCTACGAGAGCCACTTTCCAATCAATAATAAGTTTTTCGATACCTTTATCTCCGTAACCATTTACTTTAGCAAACGACTTGATATCTTCTTCACTTTTAAATAATTTAAGTCTTTCTATATCCATTTAAATACTCCTTTAATGTCCCACCTTCTACTGGTTTATCTAAACAATCTTTACCGAATATGTAAAGACTATCATTTTTATTAGCTATTTGTTCTAACCATTTATTATAACAATCTGTGACCCCTTGTAAACCTCTTAGGTATTGAGCATTAACTGTATGAAATGCATTACTCCACCATATCACTGAATTATCATCTGGGGTAATTTGGGATGTTACATGCTGAGGATTTTCACAAATATCAACGTGAATAAACTCGTGTTTTAGTTTTTTATACCTATCCCAGTGTTCTTTGATGGCTTTTTCATTTCCCCACCAACTAATTTCTCGTTCCCATAGTCCTTGCCGAGTGTTAGTCTCTGTTTCTGCTCCTTTAGTTTCATTAATACTATATTTTTGTTCTGCCCAACTCAAAAATCCAGGGTAGTCTTCTCCGTCCCAGTGAGTTAAAAGGAGTTTCTTAAATGCGAGAGCTTGTTTACTATAGTCAAAAAATACTACTTCTGAGTCATCTTCAAAACCATAAGTATTAAGTATCATATTAGGTTTAAAACTAGCGGCAACTGAATATAGTTTTTTAATGGGTTTTTCTATACTAACATATTTAAGATCTTTATAATTCTCTGTATTCCAAAAAAAGACGCAAGTAGGTGCGTATTCTACAATATTAATAATCCAAGAGAGTTGTTGAGAAAGCTCTTCTGCACTAGAGGTAGGATAAAGATACTGTTTATGATCTCTTATTTTAGGATGAAAATTATACACTATTAACCCATTTTCAAGACTAGTATTTATAAAATTCCATCCATCTACAAGAGGAGTACAAATAGTAGACTCCTGAGTAGGAGCTAGAGATAAAGGAGTATAATCGTCATGAATATCCTTAGCATGTCTTTTAGCTTTTGCGACTGTTTCATCTTTCGTAGAATTTTTATCTCCAAAAACAGGACGATCAAACTTTTTATAGTAATCTAAATTAACTAAAATACACTGTTTATGGAGTCCGTAATACCCCTCTTTGCCTTCTGGGTTATTAATATTTTTTGAATTTTTATCCATGATGTGACCTGTTACAAAAAAGTTTTGTCTATCGATCCACTTCTCTATGTGCCTAAAAAAGAAAGCATCTTTGATGATATGTCCAACAGATTGGACTATACAGTAATCAACACCTTGTTCACAAGCTTTATCTAAAACTTCATTAACTGATTTACCTACGACTATAGGTCCGAAGTATTTAAATCGAGTAAAAAATTCGGTTATTTCTTTGAATTTTTGTCCTCGTGACATATGAAAACTAAATTTAGAGTCATCATATATACCTACAACGTAGTTTTTATTAATTCCCATTTTTCGCATAGCTGCGTTCTACCAAATCCTCGTACTCTTTAGTTTTAACACCATGAACTATGATATGGTATCTATCTTCATTACTTTTATTATATACAGCGTGAGTATTTCCTACGTCTAATAACACTGCTTTGCCGTCAGTTAAGGGTACGAATCCTTCATGACCCTTCATCTTAAACATACAATCTTTTGGAGTATTGAGAGCAATATTAACAGGAGATAGCACGTTTTTGTCAGTATCTTCATGGGGGGTTATGAAACCTCCCGGCTCTAATAACATAAAGCGCAATCTATGATATCTTTTATACGGAAACTTATTTTTAAAGAAATCTACAGTGACTGGACAACGTTCTGATATATCTGTCCAACAGTAAGGGACTTCATCGTTGTTTTTAAAACCATATTGATCATAATGATTAGTTTTATAAGCATCTATACCGTGAACACAAAGACTTCTCCACCCTTGGTGTCTGTACCCACCACCATAATCTTGATCTCTGTGAGCTACAAACTCTTCTTTAAGAGCAACTGCCTCTGCATGCATTTCTTTATAAGGAACGTCAATATCTAAGACCAACCAAGGAAGTTTACTTTCTTTAGTGATCCAATTATAATCTGTCATGGGTACATATCCAAAAGCTCTTCATCATAAGCAAAACTAGTCCCACACCCACAAGAGGCTTTAGCTCCTGGGTTTTCTACTGATAATTGTTTATTCATACCACTTGTAACTAAATCTATGGTGCTTCCATACAAAAACTTTATACTTTCAGGATCAACAACAGAGGGGGGATCATCACAAAACTTAATATCATCATCTTCAAGTTCTTCTGCTACATCGAACAGGTAGTTAAAACCACTACAACCACCACCAGACACCCCAAACCTAAACATCTGCCCAGGCTCTAGATTAGAGAGTATATAAATTTTAGCTTTTGCAGTGAGTTTAGGAAGCTGCCCTTCGTATTCTGACTCTATTATAGGTGCGTGACCGTGAAAATCAGATAATACTTTTTCTTCAAGAGTAGGCTCTTGCATTTTGTGTTTATTTAACACTTGTTGTGCAAGACGAGATACTTCATCCTTATCTGCTTGAGCTTCTAAATCAGCAAAAAACTGATTAATTTCTGAATCTGTTAACTTTGTTTCTGGAATGGACATTTTCAATCGCCTTTATATAGTGGTTTATAACATTGTCCCACGTATTTTCTAATTCAACATTATTTACGGCATCTAACATAACGTTTTTATCATGATGATGATACACATATTGTAGAATTTTTTCTAGGTGCTGTCCAGAAGGTTCATTAGCAAACGAGTGACTGCTCATCATAGTCATAGCATCCCCTGATTTAGCAGCAAATATATTATCCGCCATGATATCTATAGGTTTTTGCTCTACATTAATCCTAAACCCTATGTCAGAAGGAAGGAAATCTTCGGTTGGGCCATCTGCTGATACGATAGGAATACAACCACATGCAAAAGCTTCTTGAATATGCATACCAAAACCTTCTGCTCTATATGGATGTACGACAGCTTTACTTAATTTAAATAGTTGGGCCATTTCTTTATCTGACAAAGCATCATCAATATAAATAATTTCAGCGCATCCTGTTTTATACTGCATTTTAATGATTTCACTGATAGCATTATTTTTACCGTAAATTGCAGGATTATCTTTGATGATGAGAGTAGTTTTATCATATTTTTTAAAAACTTTACTCCAAGAGTTAAGCATAATATCTAGGCCCTTCCTCCACTGAGTATTTCCTACATATACAAAATTAAATCTATCTTTTTTGATAAGTGGGTGCTCCTCTGCTTCTTCTTTATTGAAGATAGCATCGTCAAAACCGTTAGGTACTACAAAGATATTATTAGGATCTAACCCGCCTTGTTTAAATACTGATGCAATATAATTACTTGGCACTATTAACGCATCTGCAAAGGTTTCAAACTTATATTGCCACTCAAAAGGAGCTTTTCCATATTCCCAGGGCTGGATATAAATAACTTTTGTCATTTCATGTACTGGCCAAGCCCATACTGGGGGATAGCAATGTCTAATTTGTATTTCTGGTGGTTCAGGCTGCTCTTTTGCTTCAAGATTCTTTATAATTCTTGCTTGCCTCTTTGAAAGTTTGTGCACCGGATCAAATGAATCTAGTGGTGTAATATAAACATCCATATTCTCTGATATGCTGAGACCAATGGCTAATTTTCTATTGATAATTGATAGCGAATGATTATCATAGAATTTTCCTACTATCTCTATTCTCATTGATAGGCTCCTGTAACATGTTCTTTGACATAATTTTCTACTTCATTAGTAGGAATGGCTCTCAACTTAGGCCACTGAGCTTCTCCTAATCCAGATGTTTTAAAATTATGAAGTTCGTGATAGTTATTGATATTTACCTGAGACCATATTTGATAAAAAGGATCTTTTTCTACAATGTCAGAATGTCCGATATTATTAATTTTTTCGTGTAATTCACTGTCAGGCCTACACAGACTCCAATGAACGGCGACAAGAGGAGAACGTACTCTGTTAGCTGTTCCTCCTGCTGATTTATCTGTCCATCTAGCATAGGTGTAAGTACTATCTTTTGAGGTCACAACTCCTTGGTTTTCTCCAAAAAAAGGAGTATCATCTTCGTTTGCAATGAATAAACAAAAAGATTCTCCTGCCTCATCTTCTACCGTCTTATAAGGAGTAGCCCAGGTCATTAAAATATCAACTTTATTATAGTAGTTTTCTACTATAGGACAGTAATCATAAAAAAATTCTTTAGGATTAACTAACATCTCATCTGCATCAAATGAGAAAATCCAGTCATGACTACACTGAGCTTTTAAAAAATTTCTTTCATAGTTATCGTTCTCAATTGCTATTTTAGATTTATGAAAATCTTCTTCAATAATAGATATTTTGCCTTCAGTGTCAATTTTTTGTAATTCAGACCAAAGTTCATTTTCATCGATAGTAAAGTTGTTACCACTCCAAGTAATTCTGTCTTTATCTATACCAAGAACAATTTCATCCACATAACCATAGTACTTTTTAATACTATCTGCTAAGAAACGATTTGCGTCATAGCTAATCAGGCTAATTGCTGACTTCTTTTTCATATTTAGTTAATCCTCTTTGATTGAAGCTTTTAAGGCTTCTGTTAGTAATTCTGTAGGTAGGTTAAAATCTTCAAAACCTTTTTTGACGTAATTTAAAACTTTTTTATCAGGGAGAGATAATCCTGGTTTTTTCATTCTGTATATTAAAAATTTTTCGTCTGTAATATAATCTTTGAAGTATCCTTCTTCCCATTTATCTAAATTTTTTTCACACTCTAAGCTTATTTCCCAAAGACCTATACCACAGTTACATCCTTCTTCTGGTATAAGGTTTGGAAGCTTATTAAAAACAAGTTTCCAGTTATTAATGATCTTCGACCCTAAGAATAAAGCATCTGGACATATGCTTTTCATTCTTTTTACACAAAGATTAGTACCGTATGCGGCATATATCATTTTACAGTTGTATTAGCCTTTGGTGCTGAAGGTTTCTTAATAAATGAACCGGACTTTTTCTTAATACCAACAATCCTAGCTCCACTATAGTATCTAGTGGCATCGGCTAATCCTCCAGATATTCTTAGTTCACTATACTGAATGTCTAACTTGTCTTGATGACGAAGTAAACTTTTGTTAAGCTCGTCAGCGTGTTGGGCATTTGATTGACCAGTGAATACTACTACACATTCTTGTGTTAAAGAGACTATAACTTTTTCAAAAAAATCATCATACACTTTTTGGTTTAGGGGAGAGACATCGAATAAACATACATTAAACTTAGGTTGTTTAACCCAATCTACTTCCTCAAAAGATTTTTCAACAAGAGTTATTGACCCTGGAATTTTGGTTTCAGGGTGGAGATTGTACCTTTGTATGTTTGCTTCCATTTGAGACTTTACGTTATACCAAATGTCACCTTCGGGAGCCCATTTTCTAGGTTCTCTCTCATCATACATGAAATTATCAACACCTACAGCTTTGACATCATTTCCCATGACGGCAGATATAATAGTCGATCCTTTATATACTCCGATCTCTAAGTAGTTTGTTTTTTCTGCTGCACAGAGATTATTGATGAGACACTTCAATCGTGTTGAAGATAGTCCGTGTAATTCTCTTTCTCGTTCAGATATTTTAGATCTTTCATTATCAGCTTGCTCAAGGGCTGCCTTAACCCAAGCGTGATTTAGTTTACTCATACTCTTTCCTCTCAAATAAAACTTTATCTATAAAATAAAACGGTAAATACGCAACGATAACTAATAATGTAAATGCAAACCACAAAAATACTACTGGAAGTAGTGTGAATATACAAACAATTGCATAAAACCATACAAAAATGAATAAGAAGGGAGTCATTTTATTTTTCTTTCGCAACACCGCTTCTTCTAATTCTTTTTTACTTATAAACACTTTACTCACTTTTTATCTCCTTGTCCAGCGTTTTGTAAAATTTTGAGTTTGCCCATTTCGTCTGTAGACGCTCCAGGTTTCTCATTTCCATAGCTGATTTATTCTCATCCTTCAATCTTTTAGTATCTCTGGATTCATGGTGGAGGAGTCGTACAGGAATCTGATAGATGCTGAAACCAGCTTTTCTTCCAGACAGGCAGTAATCGACATCTCTGTTGTATGTCCATTCAAAGGAGGGGTCAAAGTCGCCCACGGAATTGAGAAATTCCCTTCTGAGGTAACAACCTCCAAATGTTGTCCAGGCGACCATTCTCGTGGTATCGTACTGTCCTGTATCAGTTTCAAGTTGCTCCTTAAAGGTTGTCCTGTTTTCAAGTATGAGCCCACTTCCAAAGTGATCTGGTCGATTGTCTGTGAACTTTCCTCCTGCGCACTGTACGAAATATTCGCTATCCTCGTTTTTTGCTGGGTACAATAACAAACAACCAAACATTCCTGCTTCTGGATATTTATCGACATAATCTAGCACCTCCTCAAACCACCCGTCATGGTGAGGTGCCATGTCAGCGTGTAAAATAAATATGTCATCGTTAGGAAATTGATTCCACATTTTTTGAAACATTAGATCACATCCTATACCAGCGACATCACAATCATAGTGTACGTCTAGTTCCCAGAATGTATTTTTATGATTTTTAATTTCGTTTTCAAATACGTATGGAGTAATAATTTTAACTGTCATTTTGTTTCATTTCTATATCTTTTATTCTTTTTTCCATATATATTATAACTGTTTGTATGTCTGCTCTTGGGTAGATATAGAGCGCCTTCAACGCCTCTAATTCTTTTCTAAATGTTACTAATATCGCCCAATCAGTACTACTCAACATTAAATTAACCTATCTGTCCAAGTTTTTGGGGTTTTATCTGTAATAAACTCTAAGTCTAAATGATATTCAAAGTCTTTTACTTGGGGTTTAATCCAGTCTACCATCTCTTTAATAGTTTGATCCATTTTGATAGCCGCATTATAATTAAATTCTTTTCTAATTTTACCGGAAGAACAATATGCATTCTTTACTTCTTGAGGTCTGTCTGGAAAATGCTCTAGTGATGGGTATTTTTCACAATGGTGGCCTACCTTATAGGCTAACTGCTTGATGGAAATTTCATTATCATCAGGACCGATATTATACACCTGTCCACAAATATCTCTATCTGATTGCATAATTTTATAAACTGCTAGAATACAATCTGTTACGTTAGAGAAAGACCTCTGCTGCTCTCCATCCCCATATACTACTATAGGCTTACCTTGTAAACAGCGATTAATCATAATTCCTACTACATTTCTAAAAGGATCAAAGTATCGTTGCCCGACCCCAATCACGTTATGCGGAACTACTGTAACGTAGTTTAAACCATGTATATTACTTAGCATTTCAAGGTGTTGTTCGGCCTGGATCTTAGCTAGACCATAAGGGTCTACAGGATTAGTAGGCATATCTTCCGTAAAAGGAGGTATCTGATCTCCATATCTTGCCATTGAGGAACAATTTATTAGTAATCTAACATTGTTGTGTATAGCGGCAGAAGCAACTGACACTGTTCCGTAAACTATAGATTCTGTAACTATTGCAGGAGCAAAAACACTTAATCCTTCGTAAGGTAAAGCAGCTGCATGAAATATTACTTCATATCCTTCAGTCAATTCTTTTATCAACTTTGTATCAGTGATATTACCGTGGGTAAAATCTACTCCATTAGGTACATTACCTTCTACGCCACCTATCATATTATCAATTCCACCTACATAGTGGCCTTGTCCTATTAAATACCTTGCTAAACAGCTTCCTAATAATCCGCCTACTCCTGTAATATATACTCTCATCACCATATAAATCCTTTTTTATAATTTTCTACTAGTTTAGTTATTTCAATATCAAAAACTTTATGTGGTCGCCATTGTAAAGTTCTTAAGGGATTACAAGATATTGCGTACCTAACATCTTGCCCTGGTCTGTTATGTGAAAAATCTACGTGTTTTTCGATATCGGGTACCTCTCTTTTGATAGTACCTAAAAAATATGAATTAATAATCTTCCTTACAGTATCAAAGTTAGATTGTTCGTACTCAGACGATATATTATATACCTTGTTTCTTTCCGCGTATTCGTACAAAACTAACAAAGCGGCTGCGGTATCTTCTGAGTGCGTCCATGTTCTAATAGGCTTTCCTTGATTGTGTAACTTAATTTTATTACCTCTTGATAATTGTTTGACCGCTAAAGGAATAAGTTTTTCAGGATATTGATTAGGCCCAAAGTTATTAGAAGGTCTAGCAATAATGTATTCTAATCCATGTGTTCTAGCCCAAGTTTTAATCAGTAAATCAGCAGAGGCTTTAGTAGCTGCATAAGGATTTGAAGGGTTAAGATTAGAATTTTCATCAAATGTTCCGCTAATTAAATCTCCATAAACTTCATCTGTAGAAATTTGAAAGAAAAGAGGTTTATAAGCTTTTGTAACAATCCTTGAGTTGACTATCTCTAGTAAGTTTCTTACACCATCTATATTAGAATGTATAAAGTTTTTACAATTTTTATTTCCATTATCAACATCTGATTCAGCAGCAAAATTGAATATTACATCACACTCTGGTAACCATTTAATACTACATATGTCTTCAACAATTAATTTAAATTTTGGATACCTATTCTCAAAATCTTTTACAATATTATCATTTGCAACATAAGTTAGTTTATCTATTCCATATACGTACCATCCATTTTCTAGAAGTTTTGTGGTAAAGGCGGTTCCTAGAAAACTAGCGCAGCCAGTTACTACTGCAATTTTAATCATTAGGGCTTATTCCATAACATACTATTCTATCATATAAAGCATCAGTAATAGGTTGAGAAGCAACTGGTTTGTAGTATTTTCTCTCATACTCATCATTTGCCGCTGTCGTTGGTTGCTGATGAATAAAGGGAAAACAATTTGGAAAAAATATATCATCTTCATCAGCTCTATGGGGGTAAAGATCTCCTTCTACCTGCCCAAATTCATATCTTTTATTGTAATAATTATCTAAGTATTTTTGTTGTAGATCATCTATATTAAACTGATCCCACCATTGAAGAATTGCAGCTGCTGAAACCTCACTCATTTTAAAGTTTCCTCCTCTGTCATTTACAGGTTCGTCATCCATAATACCAAAATTGATACTTGCCCTTGCATATTTTTCGTATTTTTTATCTATAATAATTAAGCCGCCTTCTCCAAACCCAATTGGTTTTGTATGGTGTAAAGAAATGTAAGAAGCGATTCCTAAATTACAACTATTAGTACCCTTCCAAAATGAATAAGGACTTGCAGCATTATCAAATACTATACTTTTATCGCTTAGTGTTTGTAAGATAAGATCAATATTCTGTAAATGACCAAAACAATTAGTTACAATAACTAAGTCAGTATATTCAATTAAGTGTGGATTAGTCACGTCAATATTCAAAGAAACATCAAAATCTACAGGTAACGATCCTATGGCTCCCCCCTGCACATTAGAAGGGAAAGTAAAAGATTGCGTAGCTACTTTTGATCCCTCTCCTGCTTCTCTGTCAATAGCGTAAATAATACCAGAGATAGCTGCTGAACCACTAGAGGTCGCAATAACTGCCTTAGAGTCGTCAATCTTAAGCATTTCACGTGCTCTCTTTTCCAGCATTTTTACAGCGTTTCCGTAATTAGAAAATTGATTACTTTCTTGTGCAGGAATTAAGTACTTTTGAAATAAGTCTATATCGAGATATTTTTTGAGAATAAAAGTCATATGTTAATAGACTCGTAAAGTGATTCCCAATTTACAACAGGAGTAAGACATCCTTCTTGTAAGTGGGTAGAGTGTCCTGGAATTGGGCATAAGCACCCAACTTGTTTAAAAGCTTTCCATGTCCAAGTATCATCTGCAAAAGCTCCCGCCCGTAGTAGCTCATACTTATATTGTAACCACGTAGAACCTTTAGCCGCGACTGTTAAAGTAGCGCTAGGGATAGACCTAAGATGCCCGTACGGTCCCATATGAACCTCGCAAATTCTACTAGAATCTAAAGTATACCTATCTGGATAATCTTGCGGTGCATAAAAGCCATTGTAACCTGTCTTAAATAAAGCTTTTAGTGCAGGTATGGCATGAGAAAGGTGTAGGTAATCATCCTCACATATGTAAATAATTTCGTCTGGGTTTGTTTCTGCTACAGCGACGATATGTTCCATCAGTTCTGGACAAGAATTAGCCATTACGGGATGGTAATTAGGATAAGGGTCTTTAGCTCTTAGCTCGGGTAAGGGTGTTATCGGGTGTATTCTAAAATGTGCTTTGGTATTCTCTCTCATCCAATCAAGTGTTTCTTGAGTAGTTCTATCATCAATTATTATGATTAAATCACGTTCATCGAGACTGTGCTGAATAGAAAGATAACATTTACGAATGATTTCTAGTTTGTGTTTACCGTTCCAACGGATACCGTCACCAGTAACTTCATCGCCGAGAGATCCTGCTTTTAAATTTGCTTCACAACTTCTAAAGAAAATAATCATTGTTTTTCTGGTTTCTCCGTAACAATACCGTGTTTAAAAAACTGACGAGTACTCATATCTTCAAATAAGTGCTCTCCAGAACTAAGAGTGTTATCGTCACCAATATTGGTATTAGAAGTTACAGTAACAGCATTACCCAACCAGTTGTCATCTCCTACGCTACAGTATCCAAGAATAGTTGCGTAAGTAGTAAAGATATTATGACTTCCCATTTTAACATCGTGGTGTACTGATGCATAGCAGTTTAAAAGATTAAAATTACCTAAAGAAGCATTAGCATTAGTCATGGCAAAGCAATTAAGTACATTACCTATGCCCAGAATAGAGGTTTGAGATAAGTGTGCTTCATTAGCTACTATATTTGGAAAATGATTAATATCCTGTTCATAATAACCAAATAAATGGTTTAAGAATACTTTACGCCATTTACGGTGACCAGTGCCTAGAATGAATGCAGATTCTTTAGGATAAGTAAAATTATTAATACCTTCATCATTAATAAGAACTGCTTTACCCTCTTTTAGGATAATAAATCCTCCAAAATCTTCTACAACTCTACCTAGTACGAATTGCTCAAAGCATTCTTGAGCATAACCACCATTACCTAGAATATATGTCTTATACATTACAAAACTTTCTGATAAATATCTTCAGCTATTTCTTGCGTAATTTCTCTTGGGTTATTAACCAAAAGCCTTGCTTGTTTCATTGCTTCTTCAGCTAGCATAGGAATACAGTCGTTTGAGATTCCGTAATGTCTCATCTTAGTGTTTATCCCAGCTAATTCAGCTAATTCTTGTATGTTTCTACACATTATTTCAACAACATCGCTTTTATGATAGTATACCTCTCCTTGGTCATGAGGAAATAAAGCTGCTGCTAGAGGTGAATAATCTACTACTTCTTGATTATATGCTAAAACACCAGGAAGAACCAAGGTATTTGTTAAACCATGTGGTAGTTTATAGTGTCCTCCTAATGGGTATGCTAAAGCATGGACAGCAGCAACAGGTGAGTTGCCGAAAGCTTGTCCTGCTAGCATAGCACCATACTGTACATCTGCCCTTGCTTTTAAATTTTCGGGTTCTGTAATAGCAATTTTAGTAGATTTACCTAACCACTTACACGCTTCGATAGCTAGCATTTTTGAGTAGGGATTATTATTTGGATTAATTGATGTATATGCTTCAATCGCATGAACCATAGAGTCTATAGCACTATACGCAGTAATTTTAGGATTACATGTTAAGGTTAGTACTGGATCAAGGATAGCCGCGTCAGGTATGATTTTATGAGAAACAATACCCATTTTTGTTGTATTACCTGTTGTGATAATAGATACAGGAGTAACCTCTGAGCCAGATCCTGCAGTAGTAGGAACTAGGATAAGAGGTAGCCTTGAACCCATTATACTGTCTACCCCCCAAATATTTTCTAAAGATTCTTCACCTTTTAAAAGTACTGCTGCTACTTTAGCTACATCTAAGGACGAACCGCCCCCTATCCCAATAATGCCATCTACTTTTTTATCAAGTCCGTATGCTACACAATCATGAACGTTTTGAGTAGTGGGATCTTGTACAATATTATAGAAGACATTATTAGTGTTAACATATTTTTGTACATTACTAATTATATTTGTTTTTGAAAGATTTGGACCCGTTACAATCAAAGGGTTTCTGATACCAAGGTCTGATAGAATAGTGCTTAAGAATTTTAACCTATCTGCACCAATGATAAGTCGCGGGGTTGTATTGAAGTTAAACATTTAGTCCTCATAAGAGTTATAAAGGCCCGTTCTGTTGCTAGGTGGAACCATACCCCGTGAGATTATGCCGCTATGCGGTAATCCTCGATTGCGAAATTATCATTTGCAATTGTTTGTTTTCTTGCGGTTGAGGTCGCTTGCGCACCTGCTTCTCGGCATTGTTTTTATTACGTCTGTCGATCCTATTTCGGCCCCATCATAAACACACCAATAGTGTTTAGTCACAGGAATCTTTTCCAGCACAATCTTTTGGCATACAGTGTCTAGCAAAGAAGTAATACTCATTATCAAAACTTGCACCCCACTGTTCATCCTCAATCATCCACTCACACTGAGATTTACTCATTGGTTGTTGTAAAACCATCTGACCAATGTAATGCTCTGTGCTTCCATCACTTCCCCACATGCTGATTATTAACATATATTCTTTCATGTGTTATTCCTGTGTTTATGGTGGAGCCGTCGGGTACTGCCCCCGAGTCCAGTCCGTCTATTATACTACTCCTCAAACGAAGCACTAATTTCTTCGAAAGCTATATTTAAACCTTCGTGTAATCCTGACAGTATAGCTACAATAAAAATACTGATAAATATAATTATAGGACTTGAAATAATTAACCACCAATATGTACGAAATATTCCATATCCGTTTTTTAATCTATACTCTCTTTTATGCTCAAACCAGTGTGCTATTTTACGCACTCCTGCTTTAATTTTATCTGTTATCCACTCACCTACAAAGTGCCTTATAAGACGCATAGCTATAAGTATTGGACTACTGATAACTTCCCATACAATTAACAATATATCAACGGCAAGATCAACACAATGGTCAATCGTTATCCACTTCTTTATCTTTTGTAGCAGTTTCATTAATGGTTACTATGTGAGTAGAGAGATTTTCAGGGGTATCTCTATTTAGTGTACCAGACATAGCCTTTGCCTTAGACCAGGTATCAAATTTTTTGATAATCTGTTCACCATCTATCTCTTCTGTCACTACTCCTATTTCATCATTTTCTGTATTATGTATTTCAATAATGTAGTACATTAAGTTAATATTACCTGCTTTAAGTTCTTCAAAATTTATAATTTCTGTTTCTACAAGAATAAAAGGTTCATTATCTGAAAAGTGTTTCGTCAATATCAAATTCTTTCGGGTCGTTGTCTACAGATCTCCAGTTAAATATTCTAAAGTTATCTGCTTCTAGATCCCAAACGAGTTCCATACCTTCTGGGTATTTTTGCTCAGAACCTGCTCCTTGTACTTTTTCATCAAGGAACTTCTCTGGTAAATCATATAGCCTTGCAAAAACCATATCACGAGATTCACCATTTTTCTTTTTAAATGTGCCTTTGTAAGCTTTCATATAATCCTCCGTATTTATAAGGTATTATATTAAAACTACTTAGGACTATGCAAGATTGTTTTTACGCAGAGCTGCTATATATTGTTGTACTACTGTATTCCATTCTTCTATTGTAAATCTGTAGATATATTCATAAGATTCTGAGAATAGCTTAACACGATCTGAAAACTTTTGTAGATACCAATTTCTTGAATGTATAGGGCCATACCATTTATTAACATCTTTTTTCATTATGTGAGTAAAAGTTTGGATAGTAAAAACTAGATTATGAACATGATTATCGTTTATTCTGATTGCCAGAGTAACGTTGCGTTCGCTGTTGATTTGAACCTTTGTTAGGTCTTTGAACATTACGTTTATTTTTCCTACTATTTCTTAGCATATTCCGCTCTTCACGGATAAATTGTTTTTCTAAATCTTGTCGCTTTTTCTGCCAACGTTTAGCCCCTGCTTTAGCTGCTAACCGGGATTTTTCACCTCTTGAAACGAAATGCCGCCTATCACGCACTTCTTTCATGACACCTTCATTATGCAGTTTTTTCTTTAAAATGCGAAGCGCTTTTCCAATATCATTGTTTCTCACAAAAATTTTCATATTTTCTATAGTAGTCTCTCACAGTATCATCATAATTTGTAAACTTTAAGTTTACATCAAATGTATTTATTAGTTTGCTATTATCTAGCAGCCCTCTTGGTTTACCAGTTGGTCCTGATTTATACTGAACGTCAAAGGGCTCTGGATATATATTAGTCAGTGCTTCCGCGTTTCTCGTAAATGTGTATGAAATATTATAAATGCCAGGACGCCATCTGTCTAAAATATTTTTGATTGCTAAAACGAAATCGTCTATGTAAATACAACCAGCTCTCTCGACCATAACAGGTTTTGCAGCTGCAATCTGTCTTTCTATGTTCATCCAGATTGAGAATTTACCATCTCCCATACCATAAACATGTATAGGTCGCAAAATTACGTCATTCTCTCCGCAGATAGTTTCTGCCTTTATTTTACTGTCCCCGTAATGGTCTACAGCTCCTAAAGAGTACTGCTCGTCAATTACTCCTTCCCAAGTGCCGTAAACCATGCTACTACTTATATGTAAGACAGGTGTCTTAGGAAGGTACAATTTAATTAGATTTAATCCTTGCACTATAGAATCTGAAGTAAATTTTGGAAAATGTTGAGATAAGATAGCTTCTGATAAAGCCCCAAAGTTAAGTACTAAATCATAATTTGCTCTTGGAATATCTTCAAAACTCCATTTTCTATAGTATTGATTGAATTTACCTTTTACTAAATCAAGTCTATACTTTAGATTTAGTTTTCTATGACGTTTTTCAATCTCATTAGTTTCTTGTAAACCTTTTGTCCCTCTATGTATATATTTGTAGCCTACGTAGTTTTCATCAAAACCGTCTAAAATATCTATGTCATGAGTTTGTCCTAATTCTGCTACTAAGTGTGCTCCAATAAAACCCATTCCGCCTGTTATTAGTATCTTCATAGCACAGACTTTATTCTTTCAAGTTCCTCATCTGTTAAATAATGATGAGAAGGTAGATGAATAGTAGAAGCACAAAACTCTACAGTTTTTGGACAATCATCCTTTTCAGGATTAAGCCACGGTAGCAAATGAAGAGGTTCTTTAAAAAATGTTCGTGCAAGACACTTTACAGAGTTAAGTTTTTGAAGCACCTCATCAACTTCAAAGGAAGGTACACTCATTGTATATCTCTCCCAAACATAATTTTCTCCAGGTATATTTCCATAGGGAAGATTGTCTTTATACCAAGTAGCAATCTGTCTTCGACGCTCTCTATACTGGTTTTGCTCAAACAACTCAATTTCTTTTAGGAGTACAGCGCACGAAGTCATGTCCATATATGATTTTGTACCTGCACAATGTATTGCCTTATCCCTACCTCTGCCATGTGCTGAAATTTCGTAGATTCGTTCAGCAATTTCATCTGAGTTAGTACAAATAGCACCTCCAGAGCCGAGCGTTCCTGGATACTTTGTAAAGTCAAAAGAAAAAGATGCAGTAGAACTCATAGAACCAGGGACGTATGAGTACGGTTCTCCCATATAAAATGCAGGAGCTGCATCTTCAATAATATGAGTTCCATGAGTTTCGCAGATATCTACTATCTGGTCAACCCTCGCAACTGTACCAAAATTATGAACAATTACTACAGCTGCAGCCTGTGTTGTTTTAATTAAAGTTTCAAGTTGATTTAAATCTATATTGCCTGTTGCATCTATATCACAGAAACGTATACGCCGATTCATAAATACAACTGCATTTGCAAATGCTCGCCAACCATAAGATGGAACGATCACTGTGTCATTAGGTTTTGTGAGAGCGGCAATTGAAATTTGGAGAGCATCTGTACAGCAGTCTGTAAATTGCCAGTGAGTAACACCGCTCAGTTCAGTACACTTATTAGCTAGTGCGAGTTGTACTCCTCGCATTTCTCTACCATCTTCAGTTTGATAAGGATCTTCCATATTATCTGAAATAGCACGAAGATAATCTATTCGATGACGTTCTATTCTTCGTTTGTGAGGTATGAAGGCAACAGCCTTGGGCATTTAGGAGATTCCCATAATTCCTTTGATCCAAGTGATAACTTGCGAATTATCTAGTTTGAAATTTCTTATCTGCACTTTAAAATCATCTTTTAGCACTAGCATAGCAGGTAGACGGTTTGCACGGGACTGCTTAGAATGTCTCTTAAGTCTAGGATCATTTTGATTAGTTTCCTCAACTACAAGGTCAGGAATTGCTTCTTCTATTGCTTTTCTCTGATTTTTCATGTATTGTACTTGTGTTGGTTGAGATTCATCCGCAAATAACACTACTTTATATGTTGGCATCTAATTTTTCCTTTAGTTCATCTACGTCAGCCCTTAGCATAGTTAGTTCATTGCGAAGGTCAGTAATTTCTTGGTGAAGATAGCGAATATCTCCTCCCAGATCGTTAGCAACCTCGTTTATAGTAGATTGCATTTCTCTCATTTCCATCTTAAGTGTTTTTTCATTTACATACATAGCAATACTGTATCAATAATTATATGACAAGTCAACAACTTTCACATTTTAACCTAATCTTTGCCTTGCTATTTGGCAAAATTTTATATAAAATACATTATAACAATAAAAAGGGACTACTATGCACAAAAGACCAACCCTCTCAGAAGCTAAAACTTTTCTCAATCAACATGCCCCCGACATTATGCAAGAGTATACAGATCTATTTTATACTCATGGCGAGTTCTTTGCAGCTCGATTTGTTGTAGACATTGTTGACCACTATAACCATTTAAATAACGTAATGGAGACTGTTAAATATGGCACGCGCTAAACCCGTACCCTTTGGAACTAATGTAGGCTACGCAGACTGGTCAGTAAGACGTACAATTCATGAAGCAGAAAATGTAGCTCGTTGGAATCCGTGGTTAGCTCATGAATGGATGGAACAAGCTCATAATAGGTTAGACATATATTCAGCTCCTTTTCATGATCAATATAATCGTGCAGTGCATCGTATCAATGCTTACTGGCGGTCAATTACTTCAAACTACTATTATTCTCAGAAAGAGTTCTGGAGCAAAGGAAAATTTTCGCTACCGCCTAAGATGTTAGAACCGCTTTATGATGAGTAGTTATTATAATATTTTTTGAATTGCACTTACCCATAAACCATGCTATTAATAAAGGTATAAAAAATGTATTTTAAGCTTGTGTCGAAGAACGCATATCGTGATTTAGTTAGAAACGCACGTCGCATTAGCATCTCACAGCTAAGTGATAGCGAGAAAAGCGAAGCTTTTCAAGAGCTGTTCACACTATTAGAGAAAAGACTCGATGAGTCTACACGATCACTTAACGTTGAGGCAGCATATGCACAGCGTTGTCAGCATTGGAACCAGCGTGATCTAGCTCAACTCCAGCCGGTTAAAGACTGTCGCAATCCTTGGTTACAGTTCAAACGTGAGTTTGTTTTAGCGCTACGCTCGCAGAGCGTCTGCCGTGGTGTAGGAGTTGCACTAGCTTGGTTCTATCAACAACCACATCGCGATGACTGGGTCGCCTCATAAGTCCACGCAAAGCGTGTGCCTAAAATCTGCGACCGTAGGGAGCAAGCCCATGCAGCTATCTGAAGCTTCAGGATTAGTCTGGAAAATTATCCAAGGAATGCCTATTGAAGTGTTTGATGATGATTCTGGAGAAATCTGGGAAAACGATACTTGGGAACTTGTAAGATCTCGCACTGAAGGAGACTTTACAGGTTCTCGCATCATTGGCTCAGCTAATTTAGTCACCGCCCTTAATATTCTTCATCAAAAACTTATTATCAAAAGTGCTGTAAATAATCAGTATGTACCTTCTGGCGACCAAAGCTTAGAACTATTTTCAGAAGTTATGAGCAGTCTTCAGCAACGAAAGCTCATTCGTAAACGACCGGAAAAAGTAAGAGAAACTTTTAAAATCGTATAATGATAAATCTTGTATATGAACATGAATGGAAACCAAATATTTGGTTCCCTAATCTTACTGGATATCTTAAAACTGATATTCACTATTGTCATAAATATAAAAGACAAATTCCGTGGATGTTTCAATTTTTTCTTCCTGACATTCGTATAATCTCACCTGACGAAATTGATACAGTTGATTCGTTTATATATCCTGTGTTAATGCAAGAACCCTACCTTCAAATCAGAACTCTTATTAATAACCCTCACGAAGACTTTGGTTTTTGGTCTTATATAGATGAACGTGTAATTAATTCTTTAAAACAGGGGAAAGGACGAGTAATAATTGATGCCTCTATGGAGCCTCCTAATCGTTATGATATTGAACAGCTTATAGCATCTTTAGATGATTGCACTCAAGTTCCTAACGACAGATTACATCTGAATATTAGTGATCAACGATTTGTAGATCATAATCGAATTCACTGTTTTCCTAGCTTTTTAGAACTTCATTTCTGTGCTAGGCATATGTATGACCCTCATAATACTTTTACTTTAGAAACTAAAGGTAAGAATAAACATTTGAGATTCAATATTCCTCTAGATTATGAAAGTCCTAATATTCCAGAAATTGAAAAATATCACTTTGATTACCCTAAAAAAAGATTTTTACTACTTAATAAGCGCACAGATAAACATGTTGGCGCTGTACTCATTAATACTTTATTGGAACAAAACGATTTATTAAAAAAAGGTTTAGTAAGTGTTGACTTTCAAGGAGAATTTCTTCCTGAGACATATGAAGCTCTACAAAATGATTGTAATGATACACGACTAAAAGATTTAAATATTGAACCACTTACTTCTGGTAAACATCATACTACAGATGATTTTTTAGTTATTTCTAAAGCAATGGAGGCGATAGATTTTAACTTAGTTATAGAAGCGTATTTTTCTGATAACGTTATAGATTGGCCTTTAATAACTGAAAAGATATGGAGAAATATAGCTTCTAAAAAGCCCTTTGTTGTTATTGGACAAAGAGATACACTTAAATGGTTTAATCAACTGGGTTATCAGTCATTTCATCCAATGATTAATGAAACTTACGATCAAATACCTAGTGATTATGAACGTTTTATGAGAGCTTTTATTGAGGCTAAAAAAGTAATTGAATCAAGTAGTTCTGAAATGAAGTCGTTATTAAATGGCTGTGAGCCTATATTTTTACATAATCAAAAAAACTTTGAAAATAGAGTGTTAGACTTGAGGGAGTTTTTGGATGAAAAAGTATGATAAAAGTAAATTCTTTAACATAACTCAATTTACAGACTATAAATTAAACTATTGGGCAGTCCCTAAATGTGGTTGTACGGCTGTAAAAGCCGCACTTGCAAAGCAAAAAATATTTGATGAGTCTTCTACTGATTACTACTACATACATCATCACTTAAACTTAACTTACATAACACCGAGTTATGCAGAAGTTAACGGTAACTTTAACTTTTCAGTTGTTCGCTCTCCTTATCGCAGGTTGTTAGCCTTATATAAACATTTTGCTCTCCGGGACACTGAACGCTGTTTAGAATTAGATCCTAATATAAACTTATCTAGAGTTCATAATCTAAATTATTTTTTACATTATTTACTCGATGAGCGTGATTTAGAAGACTGTAATCACCATTTTCAACCCATTTATCGCTTCTTATGTTCTGATAATTTTATTATAATACCTAAATTAATATATGACTTTGACGAAGATTTATTTAGCCTAACACATTTGTTAAAAGCTCATGGTTGTACATTAGAAAGAGCTAATGTTTCTAACATGGAAATATCTCTCAGTCGTAGTCAAAAAAGTTTAATAGCAGATCGCTATTATACAGACTTTAATCTTTTTAACTTTGAGGAATAAAATGGAAGCAGCACTAAAACAAGAAGTACGTAAAGAAATTTCACGCATCGTAGACTTGATGATTCAAGCAGAATCAATTCGAGAATCTATTGCAGAGCTGAAAAAAGATATTAAAACTGAGTATGGCTTACCTGTCGCTACTATCACTAAAGTAGCTACTATTGTTCGCAAAAATTCTCTTGAAGAAGAAGAGGAAAAATGGGATGAAATTAAAGAGTGGGTGGATGCCTGCTCGTGACGCATCGGGGCATTACACTCCCCCCATCAAAACTCATACTACTATCTACGTAACTGGCGATTCTTGGTCTGCAGGAGAGTGGGATAAATCTAAAGGCGATGATATAAACTTTCATGCGAGAGACCACTCGTTTTCAAAATATTTATCGTATACAGATAAATATAAGATTATACATTGTCCTCTTCCTGGTTGGGGCGACATAGTTGCCCTAGACAAGCTGAAGAAGAGACATGATTTAGATGAGATTGATTATATCATTTTTGTTAAAACTTGTGCTACGAGAAGTTTTGTGAACTTTAAGAAAGATGCGAATCCAGAACTATATAGCGACCCATATATTTTTCGCAAAATTAACTTTATTAATAACTATATTTATAGGAACCTAGAAAAATATAAAGATAAGTTAATTTTAGTAGGAGGTATTGAACGTATCAGAGATAGCTTTGATTGTTTTTACAAAATTCCTAGTATCACAGAATTTCTTTATCCTCATTTTAAAGATTCAGAATATTTTGGAGATATAAAATACTTGGAGCAATTTATTGAACAGGATAAAGTCGGTGTAGATGCTCTTTTGAGTCATTCATTAGGTAAAATTAAGTTTTGGAATGATAATCCAGATATGTTTTATCCTGATGGCGCACATCCTAACAGGTACGCACATAAGCTTTTAGCCTACCATATTGATGATTTTCTTAGCAAGCGTTAAATGACTTCTAGCTCCTGCGTGAGATTTATCAGGAGCAAAGTCCTTGTGTTTTGCTAAATCAAGATGATACTCTATATAATCTTCAGTAAGTTCTTTTAGAAGTGGATGTAAATGGGGAAAACAGCAATGATGTATCATTGGTATGTTAGCTCTTTGACACAATATTATTTGTTTTGCTACAGCCCCACTCCATAATCTGTGTACTAGTTCTTCTTCAGAGTAATATAACATTCCTGCTGCGTGCCATGCAGCTTGGTGTTTTTTATCTTCTGATCTTCGATTAGCTAAGATTTGCTCAGAGAGTATCCAGTTTCTGTAGTACTTTTCATTTTTAAGCACATGGTTTGCGACTATGAATCCTTGAGTTATATTATTTCTTGCGTCCCATACTTGCCATCTATACTCGCTAGTATGACCGACTACAATCAAATCAGGTTTTAACTTGACAGCTTCCTCAATTTGTGCTGTAATAAGGTATTCAGACGCACCACTTTGAGAAAGGTTAGTTAATTTATCTGATTTTAATAACTTTTGAAGCTGGTAAGGATATGCTTGAGAAGTACTCTCAAGTCCTTCACCCTTTGTAAAACTATCTCCGCAGGTTACTATGTACATTAATAATGAAATCTTTGTTATGGGTAATTCTTGGTCTATGCAAAATGATGAGGCCAACTTTACGGTATTTGACATACTAGGCTTAAAAAATCGCTGGGAAGAAACTGGAGCCAGTATTGATGTTCAAGCTGATTTTATCATACGAAACGAACTTGTCAAGGATTTTAAGGTTATCTGGTTAGTAGGGCATCATCACAGGGCAGATCCTACAGGTGAGCACAAATATCTATTACCTTATCCGTATGGTGCAGAAGATCCTTGGGGAGACTTGACTAGGAAACTTTGGTTTAAAAAGTTTACTAAATTAAAATGGTACTGGCGTACTCATGTATTATACGTATTGTCTGTTTTAAATACTTGTACTCCAGATAATCTTATGATTGTTCCTATTTATCGACCCTGTGTCATAGAAGACCCATTGATACAAGGGCATCCTTGTATATGGAATCAATATTTAAGAGATTTTGCAAAGAAAGAGGGTGAGTATGCTGGGTACGCTGGTCATATGAATCAAAAAGGACATTTTGCATTCGCACCCTTACTTGCTAAAGAGGTTTATGATAGATGGAAGATTACATTGACCCAGAATGGGCCGACGCAGTTACTGTCGGGTTTTCAGAATCAATAGCTAAAAGTTCTACAAAGTTAGTAGACTATTGCTCTAAAAACTACACCAGATACGGCCATCAATGGAGATGTGACGTAGCTGATAAAGTTGCAATTTTATTAAAACCAGGCGAAGGTTATGAGTGGCATTTTGATAATCTAGATTATACTCACGGAAGACTTACCTCATCACGAGCAAGTCGTTTTTGGACGCATATTGTTTATCTTACTGAAGGTAAGCCTTTTGAAATAGGTACTTGGAATCCGAAAAATGAAAGAGTTTTACAGACAGATTTTTCTGCTCCAGAACCAGATAAGATCATAGCAAGAATATACCCTAAACCAGGTAAGACTATGTATTTTCCTTGTTTTATGGTTCATAGAATTCAACCGGTAGTGGATAATTACAGATGGGCTTTTGTTGATTTTGTAAGTTCTCCTAACTACTTAGGCAAAACTAAAAAAGATTTAACCTCAATATTTAATAGGTACTTTGATGAACATACTAGGAGTCAGCTGCTATCACCACGATAGTGCAGCAGCAGCATTAAAAGATACTCATATTTTAGGAGCTTCTCACGAAGAACGCTTTACTCGTAAAAAATATGATAAGTCATTTCCAATCAATACCATATCGTGGTTGCAGAATGCGTGGGAAGATTTTGAGTTTGCTGCTTTTTATGAAGAATCTACCTATTCTGATTTTAAATCAGAGATTAAAAAAATAACTAAAGCACAACCTATTTTAGTAGACCATCACGAAGCTCATGCTATGAGTTCTGTGCTTATGACTGATTGGTATGAGTGCGCAGTGATGGTAGTAGATACGGTCGGAAATAAGTATTCAACATCTTTAGGAGTTTATCGTAATGGCAAAATTGAATGGATTAAAAGATTTCTTTATCCAAACTCTATTGGTTTATTTTACTCTAGTGCTACTCGTTTCTTGGGACTTAAACCTCTTTCTGACGAGTCTCAAGTGATGGCAGCAGCAGCTTATGGAGAACCTAAGTGGCTGCCTTGGATAAATCAAAAAATTATCGATTGGAATGCAGAAGGAGATTATACCTTACTTCATAATCTTGAACGCGGTGTTGGTTACGGCGTTTTGGATTGGGACGTAGCTGCTTCTGTTCAGCGTGTAACTGAGAACGTACTTTTATCTTTAGCTACTTGGTTACAAGAAGAGACTGGGATGAAAAACTTAGCCTATGCAGGAGGAGTCGCTCTTAACTGTGTAGCTAATACTAATATTAAAAAGCATTCAGGATTTGATTCCATTGCAATACAACCTGCTGCTGGAGATGCTGGATGTGCGCTTGGCGCCGCCGCCTTAATTTGTAGACCTAATTGGGAAAATGCTTATCTAGGAGTAAAAGACGATAACGGAATTACTCCCGATGAAGTAGCTGCTAGACTGCTCAGGGGTGAAATTGTCCCAGTTATTCAAGGTAGAGCAGAGTTTGGTCCTCGCGCGCTTGGTAATCGAAGCTTGCTATGTATCCCCACAGATGATAACATAGAAAAACTAAATCAAATTAAAAAGCGTGAGACAGATTCGTGGAGACCTTATGCGCCTATATGTCAAGAAGAAGAAGCTGATACGTGGTTTAAAATTTATCAGCCTAGTTATGATATGTTATTTGTTGCTGATATTATTGGAGGTAATTTTACTACTCACGATAAATCAGCTCGTCTTCAAGTAATAAGTCGTAATAAAAACGCTTATGTTTGGAGAATATTAGAGATAACAAGACAACATGGTTATCCTATACTAATTAATACAAGCTTAAATGCGAAAGGAAAACCTATTGTCAATACCGTTGAAGATTATGAAAGAGAAGTTCAAATACATAACTGAGGTAGATACTGATACTCTACCTAGTGGAAGAACTTATCACACACCTGATGGATCTTATCCATCTATTACTACTATTCTAGGTAAAACCTCAGATCAAACTTGGTTACAGAAATGGAAAGAACGAGTAGGAGAAGAAGAAGCCGCACGGGTTTCCAAAGAAGCGACAGATCGAGGCACTTTAGTTCACGAATTTGCAGAACGTTATTTCAACGGGGAAGACGTATGGGACGAATTAATGCATCAGAGGCTCGACGTAAGGCAAATGAGTCGCGATTTGATTAGAGCCACAGAGCGCGGAGTTGAAGAGATTTGGGGACAAGAACAAGTTCTTTGGTCTAATAAATATAGGTACGCAGGTAGAACTGATATGGTCGGTATTTGGAAAGGTAAACCTACAATTATTGATTTTAAAACATCAAAAAAGAAAAAGAACCAGAAACAAATCACTGACTATTATATTCAAGGCTGTGCGTACGCTGTCGCACATAATGAGATGTACGGTACTGGAATTCAAGATGTAGCTATTATCATGACTATTGATGGAGATGATCCGATTGTTTTTGAAAAAAGTGCTATACCTTTTTTACCCTTATTAAAGAATAGGAGAGCAGAGTTTGATAAACTGCAAAGAGCTCAAGATTCATAAACTTGAAGGAGTTGATGTACAGCGAGTGATGTATTTCTATAAACTTGGAAATCATCTTTTTGCAGAAAGGTACTTTGTGCCTCATTGGAAATCTTTTGACTTAATTCATGATTCAGTAGCTTCGCCTATGTTAAAACACTTTCCTACAATAGAAAAATGGCTTGAGACTATTAAAAGACAAAATAAAATAGGAAAAATTAATACTATGTACTTATCAATACTAAGTGGTAAAAATCAAATACCTTGGCATGTTGATAAGTCTGATACAGATACTTTTAGCCCTTCTTTTATTACTTCTATTAAAACTGATAATAGTTTTATTGAATTTAAAGATGATAAAAAATATACTTATAAAGAAGGCATGAGTTATATAATTAAGAGCGGTGTTGAGCATCGCATATTCAATCTAGACGAAGAGCCAAGATTAACTCTTTGTGTAACCCCGGAGGTAAATGATCATGTTGTTAAAATGGTTGCTTGATAGATATCATATGTGGAAGTTTGATCGCGAGTTTGAAAAGAAGAAAAAAGAGATAATGAAGCTTGACCCCTTCATTTATGATATTCCAAAAGATGATAAAAGTGAATGAAGATCTTTTAATACGTTTAATAAAACAAAATTTAAGTGATGATTTGTTACCATCTGAAAGAAAACCAGGTCATCACCCTATGTTTGGTTTTTGTGGTATATCCTCCATTATTTTTTGGTTGTGTACCGGCAAGCAATATAAGCTAATGACAGGCACGGTACATGGCTTACTACACACTTGGGTTGAGGATGGTGATAGAATAATTGATATTACTGTAGAGCAGTTTGAATTTTTTGAAGAAAATTTATCATATGAAAATAAACAAGATTATCATACAAAGTATGAATTAAACTTAAAAAGTCCAAGAATTAAAAAACTATTAAGTAGAGTTACTAACGCGTATAAAAAACTTAATCACACAAACAAAATAGGGTATAAATAATGAATAATCTTTGGAGCACAAAAAACGATTGGTTAGCATGGTATGATATAGATGACCTTCCTGTCGTTAACAACTATTCTCTAAACGATGATGGTTCGAAGTCTTTATCTGATGCTTTAACTACTCAAGCTCGTATAATCTATGAAGATTTCAAAGACCGTGATATTGTAATATCTATGTCTGGGGGTATTGATTCTCAGCAGGCAGCCTATGGATTTGCTAACGCTGACCTTCCTGTAAAGTATGTTTATTTTAAGACTTCTTTAAATGGTCGTCCTGAAAAAGAACAATTTTATGTTGAAGAGTTTGCAAGAAAGTATAATATACCTGTTAACATAATAGAGCGTAACTATACTAATGAAGATGTAAAAGATCTTGTTAAGAAAGGCAACTATTTTACGGATAAAATAGCAACTGCTCCTTTACTTTTGTTTAATTCTCTTTACCAAGAGTATCAATCTCAAAATCCAAATTCTATTTTTGTAACCTCTACAATGATGTTTACGTTTTCAAGAGATAAAAATTTATGTTCTGGAGGTATACTAACTGACCGGGGTACTTTTAATGAGGTATCTAAGCGTACATCTAATCTTAAATTGAAAATAATTCCTTTTAATTTTTACTCTTCTCATCTTTGGGAATATTATGAGTATGTTCACAGACAAGAGTTAGTTTTACAATTTCATAAACGATTTCAAGCTAAAAACTTAGCCTATACTGAATTAGGTTTTCCTTTAAGGGAAAAACTGGGGGCATTTGATTGGTTTACTGATAGTTTTCATGAACCTGAAACCAAGACCCGAATTGATTTTGCAAATGATAGGTCTATGCTATCCAGTAATAAAATGAATTTTCTTAAGCATTTTTGGGGACATTCTCACACTCAAGCTCTTAAATTATATAATACAATGAGTTCACCTTATACGGATGATTTTGTTCGTTTTAACTTATACTCCTTTGAAACTGACGTAGATAAGTATGATTTATGAGCGATAATTTTTTTACTACTAAAGATGATTGGCTATTTTTACCTAGTGCTAATGGTACTCCTGTTGTTAATAATTATCCTGTACATGGATATTCTACTT